GATCACCAAGGCCGCCAGCGGCGTTGGAAAGATCGACCTGCTGATGGCCCTTTTCGATGCTGTGTACCTCATGGCGCTTAATCCGGAGTCCAAGTCGGGCCCGGCCATTCAAACATTGGATTAGCCATGACGCAAACCTTTAATCTGACTGCCAACAGTCACGGCAGCCGGGTGCTGGGTGACTGGCTGGCGGCCCGCGAAGGCGGATTTGATCGAGCAGGCATCCTGGCTGCGGGCGATATGCCACCCGGGTCCGTCTCCATGGGAGAGTTAGCCAACCTGCTTAGCGCTGCGCACCGGTCTGCATCGGGCGCGCACGTCACGCGAGAGTCAGCCATTCGCGTGTCGGTGGTTTATGCCGCTGTCGCGCTGGTTGCTGGCGCCATTGCATCGTTGCCGATCAGCATCCACGACCGCAAGTCACGGGATATGGTGGATCACGACTACTGGTACATGCTCAATGAGAGCGCCGGCGGCCAGTGGACAGCTTTCACGTTCTGGGAATACCTCATGAGCTCCAAGCTCTTTGAGGGGGATGGTTTTGCCGAGCTGGTTCGCTCCAGCGTGCGCAGCTCCAAGGTGATCGCACTCAAGCCGCACCACCCGCTGAACGTGGACCCGTTCCGCAGTGGCGACAGGGTGTTGTATCGCATCACGCCATCGGACGGCGGGCCGCAGTACACGCTGGATAGCGCGGACATGGTTCACATCCCGAGCTTGGGGTTTGACGGTCTGCGCAGTCCCAGCCCGATCACCTTCGCCGGGCGCGAGGCCATCGGCGCGGCAATCGCTGCGCAGGATTACAGCAGCCGATTCTTTGCGGGTGGCGCCAATATTGACTACGCCTTGAAGACGCCAAGCCGCCTCAATGACAAGCAGCTGCTGGAGCTTAAAGCTTCGCTGCTGGCGCGAGCGCAAAACGGCGGCCGGGGCCCACTGATCCTGTCGGGCGGCCTGGAGCCGGCGCAGCTGTCGATCAACAGCAAGGACGCCGAGATCTTGGCAACCCGGCTTTTCAGCGTGGAGGAAATCAGCCGCATTCTGGGCGTGCCGCCCCACATGATCGGCCACACCGACAAGCAAACAAGCTTCGGCACCGGTATCGAGCAGCAAGGTATCGCGTTTGTGCGGTACACGCTGCAGCGACACCTGACGCCTATCAAGCAGGAACTGAACCGCAAGCTCTGGCCGGTGCGTGAAGCGCTGTTTCTGGAGCATGTGATCGAAGCGCTGGAGCGTGCTGACCTGAAAACCCGTTATGAGGCCTACCGCATTGCCATGGGCCGGGCTGGTGAGCAGCCATTTATGGCCGCTGACGAAGTGCGGCGCAAAGAGAACATGCCAGCAGATCCGAACCTGCAGCGCAACCCAGGCAAAGACGACGGGAAGGGGAACAACGATGAATCGAAATAAGCTGCTGCAGTTCTTGCAGGACAACAAGCGCCAATACACGCCTATCGAGCAGCGCATTGTGGCCAAGGGCTCGCAAGCAGCCCTCTACCTCTACGACCCGATTGTGGGCGACCGGCTGACGGCCGAGTGGTGGGGTGGCATCTGCCCGCAGGACTTTGTGCCGGCGCTGCGATCGCTGGACGCTGACGAGATCACCATTTACACCAACTGCCCAGGCGGTGACGTTTTCGCGGCCGAGGCCATGTGCCAGGCGCTGCGTGAGCACAAAGCCAAGATCACCATGCAGATCGAGGGCTACGCGGCCAGCGCCGCCACCGCCATCGCCTGCGCGTGTGACGAGGTGGTGGCCACGCAAGCCTCCAAGTACATGATCCATCAGACCTGGACCGTGGCAATGGGCAATGCTGATGACTTCGACCAGGTGGCCGAGCTGCTGCGCAAGTGTGACGGCACCATGTACGACGCATACGAGCAGCGCACCGGCCAAAAGCGTGACCAAATCGAGGCCTGGTGCAAGGCTGAAACGTGGTTCACCGCTGCTGAGGCAGTGAGCGCCGGCTTCGTGGATCGCGTGCTGGGTGTGGACGCCAAAGCCAGCGGCAAAGCGCTGCGCGGCTGGAATCTGTCCGCATATGCAAATGCGCCCAAAGATCCTGAGCCCGCTCCGCAAGAGAACGAGCAGACGCCCGAGCCCAAGGCTGTGCAGCCACCCGAGAGCACGACCCAATACATCACCGAGGACCACCGAGCGCGGCAGCAGCAGCGCTTGCGCCTTATGACCCGAATCTGAGCGCATCGCGCACCAGAGCCCAGCCGCCCATCAGGCGGCTTTTTTATTACTTGAAATGAGGTATATCCATGAGCAAACTCGCTCAACTCCGTGCGCGCCGCGATGCCAAGGCTAAAGATGCGCAGACCCTGAACGGCAAGTACAGCGCAGACCAGCGCATGACGGCAGATGATGCGAATGCCCTGGATACCGTGCTCAACGAGATCGAGGCCATCGATGCCGAGATCATCCGCGAGAACCGCGTGAACCAGGTCGCTGGCGACGAGCGCGCCGAGCATGAGGCGGCGCTCAACCAGGCGACGGTCAACGGCGGCGGCCGCAGCGACGAATCCCAGGCCCTGCGCGCCATGCTGACCGGTGGCCTGTCCAACCTG